TGGATAACTCCAATCTAGTTTCATACCAAATAAAATGCCAGTTGCCTGGATAAACGCCACTTTTGGTGGTTTACCTTGCTTCCCTGTTAATTCAGTTAAAATTGAATAGGTGGGTAAAGATGAAATATCAAAAGCACTTATCGCAATAACTCGTGCTTCATATTTACCAGCGTATATACCAGCTATCTCTGCTGAGTTATTTCCAGTTAAAGGGAGCTTTAGCCAGGTACCATTATCTTTACGCCATTCAACTTGATACTTGGTTGCACCTTTGGCTTGCGACCAGCTGATGACCATAGTTTCAATAGACATTCCTTGTTGAACCATTTGCTCACTGGAAATGCTGACTGATTCAACAGGATCTTGAGTTGTAGGGTTAATCATTGAAATTGGGCGATCATCAATAAATGCACCATGATCAATTGCATCAAACTTAGACTCATTGTGCTGAATTGCAGTAATGGTAAATTGGTGCTGTTCATCCTGAGAAATTGATACGACACGAAACTTCATCGTCGCTAGATCTTGCGCATCAATCACCCAAACATTTTGTGGAGCAACAGAATCGAATGCTGATACCACAGTAATTACACTGCCATTTTTTGACTGAACTACTCTTGCCTGTGCCTTGCCATCTTCACCATTAACAACTAGACGGTCACCAGCTCGGCATACAACATCATCACGATCTAAGGTGATTTGCTTTAAATCAGCACTGACTGATGAAATACGCCCACCATTTGCACGACCAGCCAGCAACTCATCAGCAAGTTCAATCACTTTACCAGGTAATGGAATATAGCCATCCAACCCCACTTTAAAGGTGACAGTTCGAGTTTCGAGTTGTTCAGTTTTTAAAGCCCATTGACCAGTACGTTGTGCTTGACCTTCCGAGGTACAGCCCCATGCCTCTAGCTCTAATAAACGAACGGTTCTCGCCTCTGCAATTGACTTTTCATCACGTACAAAAACATATTCCGTCTTATAGCGATTTTGCGGATTATCCCAAGCAACTTTAACTGCATTATGCCGATCACGCGCACGTGTACCTGTGTAATTAATCCCCATAGCACCATCAATAATATTGGCGGATGTATAGGTGAACATCGTATCTTGTGGTAAATCAGCCTCACATACGATCGATGCACCATCCCAATAACTGATTGCACGAAATAAACCAGCAAGTTTGCTTAAAATATCGAAAGCAGATTCAGCACTTTGAATGTATACATTACAAGCGAACCGTGGCTCTTGCCCACCTTTACCATTCGGTACCAGCTGATCACAATATTGTGCTAAACGATACAACGACCATTTATCAATCATTTGCTCGGTTAAACGGTTACCCAGTGCATATCGCTTATTGGTACATAAATCATAGTAAATCCAAGCTGGATTATTGCTATAAACACGCTTAAATAGACCATCCCATATCCCGATGTAGGTTCGGCTTACTGGATCATAGTTGCTTGGTACCTTGATCTTTACACCCTTTAGATCAACAGCAATTTTGGCAATATTCGAGAATGTTTCAGCATCATATTGCACGCCAATCAAAGCCGTATTCGGGTAAGCAAGCTTGAGATCGACAACTTCAGTAATGGCTTGAATATACATCTTATCGCTGACATATTCAGAGCTTGAATTCGGTGTTTTACGTGTGACGCGAATCAACCAACTATTATTGGCTTTTGGTAAGCCGATACGATGGGTACGTTCATAATTTGCTGAAGTTTTACCTGACATCTGAGTATCAAGCATTAACTCCCACGATCCGCCATCGGTTTGTACTTCAATGGTGTAATCAATCACAATCCCCGAGACATCACCATTTTTAGGATCTTGTTGTTTTAAAGCACCGAATCTAATACGTACAATCACAGCATCAAGTGTAAGATTAGTCACACCTTTCACCCATGGTGTATCACTTTTAAGCTCGATACCTACCGCAGTTTCAGACGCAATGCTTTCAAAACCTTCCATATAGGTTTGATCATTGGTCCCTGATCGAAAATCCAGAGTGACATCTTGAAAGTTTCTTGCACCACTGTCGTTTTCAACGGGTGTGTCATCTAAATAAATAGACTTGTAGCCATTGGCTAAACCTTCAACTTCCCCTACGCTCATGCCATATTGTAAACGTGCATAAGTTTTAGATGCCGTTGTATCGTTAGCAACCTTTGGTTGTCTTTGGCTTTGACTACCGCCTTTTGCACCTTTAACTGTTTCAAGCATACTTTTCACCACGCAATAAAAAAGCGCTTTACGCGCTTATATTCTTCTTAAAATTATTTCTTACCACCACTGCCACCCCCACCTGTATAACCAGCATCAGCAGAACTAAAGGTATCAACTGCAAACTGACCTGCATTCACAATAAATCCTCCAACCTCGCGCTGACCATACAGAATTGGAATTGGATTACCTTGTGCGATTGTGGTGACTGCTCCACCAAAACCAAAGTTAGACTTATTCCCATCTTGGTTCTGGTCTTGTGCATTTGCTTTAGGGGTGAGCATTGAGGCAATACCACCTACAAACATTCCAACGCCAGCCCCAAATAATCCTGTAGATAGTGCACCCCATGCTGTCATGGATGCTCCTCCAGTTAAAAATGCTGATGCAATTAAAACAGCACCTAAAACCAGATTTAAAACACCACCATTACCTCCTGCCCCCATGACTTTTGGCACAATCTTGATAACTTTGGCACCAGTATCAAAATCGATCTGATCTTCACTGATGTTTTCATCATCTTGAAAAATGGCAAATGCTAAACCTTGTTCATGAGCATTCAGCATGAATTGTTCAAAGCCTGGTACTTGAACGGATAAGGCTTTGACTGCTTCACGGGTACTTTCAACAGCAAGCTTGAATTCCTTACCAAATTTCTTTCCCAATACGCCATAGAGTTTGATCGTTTTAAGCATCTTTGTGCCTCACTATTTTGACAACACGTTCTTGCCATTGTTGCCCAAAGATTTCTCGCACGGACTTTCGACCATAAGGATGATGCAGTATTAAAGGTCCACCGAAACATGCAGTGCTTTCTTCTGACTTTAATTGCCACTGATCACCCAACCAAATTACTGCGTGGTTCGGGTGCTCAGTACGTCCAACATTGCACACTAACATATCGCCATACTGCGGTTGGCTGACTTCATAAAATCCCGCTGCATCTAGGTTTTCTAAATAAAGCGATTTATGATTTTTATCACTCCACCAATTATCCAAACGCTCAAAATCAATGAGTTTAATATTTAACTCACGACGATAAAAATCACGAACAATTGAATAGCAGTCTTGGTAGCCATGATGATAGTCACGACCAATGAGTAGTGCTTTATAACCACAGGGTTCATAGACCTGAAACTCAACTTCAGGATATGCACAAATCACCCATGGCTTTTCATGAAGTTCAATTTGCAATAAGTCTAAATCAGATGCTCGTGCTGTCGCATTTGGATGTGAGTGAACATAGGCTTGAATTTCCCCTTGATCTTCAGCATTCGCCAAATCTTCATGGTGGATTTGAAATTGACCATGTTCAGCGACATTACGGCATGGAATGTACTCACCAGAAACAATCACCCCGCAAGATTCTGCGGGGTAAGATTGTTTAGCATGAGATAGAATCGCTGCTTTGAGTTTTTTATTTAATTTCATCTTTACACCATTGAAGATGCAGGGAATCCACCAAAATGAAGCTCATTCTCACGACAACGGCAACCTGATGTTCGATAGTTACATCGATCTAACGCTGGATTGTCTGTCGATTCATCTTTTTCGGTAAACATTGCTGCACCGATGTAGCCACATTCTTCACTTCGATATTCCCAGTTGCAGTAATTTGAGATTTGAAGCGTGGGAATCTTTAACCCTTCAAAATCCACTGGATTGGAAAGCTCAAACGTCACTTGCTGAGCATTTTCAGAAGTCTTTTGTTCAATAAACCAAATCTGCTCACGTTTCTCGCTTGAATTGGCAGTAGTATTGCCAGTGCTAAAATTTTCAGCATCCAGATATTTGGCTAAGGTGGTTATGACTTTAAGCTTTGCCCCAGCAAAATCTCCAAACTGTAAACAATATGCAGTGACTGCACCCTGTATGCCATTAATATTGTTGGCTAAACTTAAAGTAGGTGCGGAAGCCTTACCATCACTTCGCATTTCTAAACCACTGACTTCCAGTGCCATGGGTTCAAATGTTTGACCATCAAAGATGATGTTACGATGCCAAACTTTTTTATCACCAGTATCAGTAACCATCGGACCATCAGAACCAATCGAGCTATAAATCTTTTCCCAATCTTGGAATGAAATATGACCATGGAAACGTAAGATGCCAGCACCTAAAGCGTTGGCATCTAATTCAAATAAGGTAATTAAACCGTCTACATAAAGCTTCTGAAAATCACTGTTTAGCATCGTCATTCACCATAATATCGAGCTTTAAACCTTCACCATCATAAATAGCCTGG